TAGAAATAGTAGAGGTATCTGCTGTAACATTATTTACTTTGCTTATATCAGGCATTATGCTAACAATATTTCAGTAGTATTAAAATTAAAATATACACTATCAGCAGTTAAAGCTACTCCTACTTTCTGTACTGTATCTCCACTACCCGAAGGAGCTGTAGCTGTGATATCTCCTGCTGTTGTGCTTATAAATATATCTGCTCCCACAGTAAAGTTGTAAGAGTCGTCTCTTAACACTCCCTGTGTTAAAATTTTCATAGCTTCTCCGTCGCCTTTAGCTTCTAAAGATATGCCTATAGCAGGCATAGATGTTGCAGCGTCTGCGTCAGCACGGTGTAATTCTCCGTCAGTATGAATAAAGACCGCGTCAAAAATCCCTACAGATTCTCCTGCGTTCATTGTCATTATTACTCCTGTAGCTGTATGGTCTGAAGCGGGAGCTGTGTCACTAAATATAACTTGACCTGTATCTCCCATTGTAATATCTCCGCTAAAAGATGAAGCTCCAAAACTATTAGCTGCGGCTGTAGATGTAATACCTGCTGCGGCAGTTATGCCACCTCCGTCAGCGATAGTTATGGCTAAATCGCCGTCTGTGTAATCAATGGTAGCTGTTTCTAAACTACCACTTACTATATTCAATCCTGTAGAATCTATCTTAACTCGTTCTGCATTATCAGCGTCAAAGTGAATTTCATTAGCTGTTTCAAAATCTATTTTAGTTTGTGCGTCTTCTCCAATTACTATATCCGTAGCAAGTAAAGAGTTAATTCCTGTTTGTGCAGCGTCTGCTGCTATAGTTATTGTAGTTCCTGACACAGATGATGTTAATCCTGTACCACCTGCTATAGTAAAGTCTGCACTACCTGCTGTATCAGAAGCTGTATTAGTATCATCAGCAGTTATCGTAACTCCTGTAATATCTCCACTTCCTGTACCTGCTCCTATATAACTTAGTAAGTTAGCTCCTGTTACATATTTAACAACTCCGCTATCTGACACTAAAAATTTATCAGTATCACTTCCTACTTCTGCTATAGTAGATAGGGTTACAGCGTCATCAGCCGTTAACCCTCCTAATCTAACACTTGCATAGTCATCTATATCTACATTCCCTGTAGTTGTTCCTGCTTCATCATTTGTATTTGCAAATATAAATTCGTCTGCTGATTCGTCCCATAAAATAGCTCTGTTTGCTATGTTACTAGAAGAACCGTTACCTCTAGTAAATATAAGTCCCAAGTCATTTGTAGGAGAAGCCGTAGTTCCGTGTGCTAATTTAATTAAAGGGTCTTCAACAGTTAGGTTATCAGTATTAACAGTTGTTGTTGACCCACTAACGGTTAAATTTCCACTAACAGTTAAGTTATCAGTAATAGATACATTGCCGTCAGCAACCTCAAGAGCATTAGCTCCGTCAGTTCCTGTGATAACTAGCTTTTCTTCTGACGCGTCCCATGTTAAATTATCCCCACTTGTTGCTGAGTAAAATATAACATCTACTCCTGAGCCGTCACTCCCGCCTGTTATTGTTCCTGTAGAAGTTAAACTATCTACAGTTGTAGCTCCTAAATCAGCAGCTCCTGTGGTTGTAATAGTTGATGAACCCGTATTAATGTTTCCAAAACCTGAAGTAATCGAACCACTATCCAAAGCTCCTGTTGTTACAATGCTAGAGCTTCCTGCAACTACCCCGTATATTGAGCCTATTGCTGTTCCGTTTATTGTAATTGCGTCTGCTTCTAGTGTTCCGTCTATATCAGCATTACCTGATATATCCAAAGTAGCTGCGTCTAACTCTCCTGATAAGGTTATGTTAGTTGCTCCTGTGATTGCTCCGTCAAAGGCAACAGCTCCATTAATATCTACTGTGGTGTCTGAAGTTATAGTTAAAACGCCGTCAGAAGATTGATGAATAAATGTACCTGTATCTCCAAAAGTCAATTTGTTTGTTGAGTTTAGTGTCAATCCTGTTCCGTCTGTATGGGTTAGAGTTGTGTCGTTATCTGCCCCGAATCCTAAAACAGCAGAGTCACTATTTAATTTCAAATCATTGCTAACTAAAACTGCTGTAGAGGCATTAAGGTCTATCGTTGCTTCTCCGTCAATAGTCATTACTCCGTCAGAAGACTGATGTATAAATGTACCTGTATCTCCAAAGTTTATTTTTTCGGTACTGTTCATTAAGATATCATCTGAGAATTGGAAATAGTCTTCGTCTTCTTTCCATGTAATAACTCCGTCTGCTGTATTAGCGTCAAAGGTTAAAGTAATATCTGTGTCTGCTCCTGTTCCTATAGTAAAGCTATCTATATCCATATCCATGGAAGTAGCTCCTGATGTTGAAGAGCTTAAAGTCCATACCTTTGTTAAATTACCTGACTTCATTACATCAAATTGAATTTCTCCGTCTTCTGATGTATTAGTTACATCTGTCGCTACTGCTGTTATACGGGCAAATTCTTTTGCAGTCCCGCTTGCATTTTGCAAATTAAATGACATATAAACTTCATCATTGTTTGCTCTAGTAGAGTTTTTATTAGACAAGTCTAATACTTTGTTGCTAGCATTATTGGTAGCATTTGCTAAGTATAAAGGGGATTGAGAGTTTGCTGTGTCGTTTCTGATATAAGCTTCTTTAATTTGAATCTTATCTTCTCCCATTCTCCACCTGACTGAGCCACCACTAGAAATTTTTACATCATATAAAGCGTCAGTACTAATGTCTGCGTAAGTCCACAATCCATTTGAATCTGTGTTTACAGCAGTCCCTTCCGTAGAGGAATCTGAGGTGTCATAAACCTGTACTGTAGCACCGCTTAATGCTGTGCCGTCATTTTTAAATACATATCCTTGTAATTTTATTGCCATACTTATCTCCCGACTTGTTTGGAGTGGTCTCTATATCGTAAAGCTTCCCTTACATAAAAATCCACATCTTTATATATATCATTTTCATCAATCATAATCAAGGTTATTCCTTGCCCTGCTAAGATTGCTCTCGACATGTCGTCGCTTGTTGTTTTAGTTATTCCCTGAGCATAATGCCAATATTCTCCCTGTACATTTATTGCTAAATCAGGGGGTTCATTAAACAAAAAGTCTACAACATACCCGCCTTTTTCTATTCTGCCTCCAAGTAAAGGAGACTGATAGGTAAACTCGTAGCCGTCTCTTAGCCCTAATCTATTTAAAGCTTGAAGTACCATGTACTCAGGAAGGCTTCCTTCCCAACTAGAAGGAACTTGAGGTAATGTATTTGTGTTGTTAGTTACCATGTTTAAACACGCTCATTTACGGCTCTGCTAATAATAATCTTGTTGACCCTCGCTCATCATAGGCAGTATGTTCCATGCCTTGAGCGGAAGTTATATCTACATAATAATTTCTGTTAGTAGAAGAGTCATCTCTAAATGTAAATTCAAGTAATGTGTTGCTTTCTATTGCAGATAACAAGTTAGACCTCAATGCTTTTGGGGTATTGCTTTTGTAAGCTTTGCTTAAATCTAAATCAACTGCCCAAGCAAACTTGGCAGGTAATTTTTTTCTAAATTCAAATGTAGTGCTTATAACATCAGGGGTGTTTGTGTTCGTATCTCCCCTAGATAAAACTAACTTGAATTGAATAGACCTAAAAGTAGTTCCTGCATTGCTTCCAAATGTATAAGTAGTTAATCCGTCAGAAGTAATAGTTCCCATAGAAGTATAAGATTCTGAGTAATCAGTAGCATACGATACTGCAACAGTTTCATTAGAAGAACACCCTTCAGTTTCTACTTTAAGTTTTAATGCTAGTTTGTCTACTTCAACTTGGTCTGCACTAAACCACGGGGTATAATGTTCTGCTGAAGAAGCGTAATTAAACGTGTTTACTTGTGTAGGGTTTATAACATCAGTTTGCAGTTGCATATAATACATATAACCTTTATGACCCCAATATAATCTATAGTTACCTTGAGCATTAGAAACAAATGAAGAAGTTACACTTTCTCCTGCTGTTGTTGCTAACCATTTTGTTTCCCAACCCATTTCATTCCAACCAAATATTGCACTAAGACCCGTACTAGCTTCTATTGTATTACCTGCAGGTAACGGGCTTGTAGATATGTTAGTTCCGTCAAACATATCTGTTTCGTTTGGTTCTATAGTACCGTCTACAAATGCAAGCAAATCATTGTGTGTACCTAGAAGTTGTTTAATTGTACCTCTTTGGTCTGTTGGAAGTCCGTGGTCTCTGTCTAGTCCAACCAAGGTTACAACGGCTGAATTTGACCCATTTATGTACTTGTATATACCTAATCCCGCAGGTATGTATACAGAATCTCTCCACCTAACAGAGCCTTCTCCGTTGTTTTCGTGAAACGGCAATGATAGTTGAGTCTCTACAAATTTAGAATTAGCAGAGTCGTGTGCGAATAATCCTACTTTAGTCATAGCATATATAACAGGATTACCACTAGCATTTCTAGCTACAAATAAATCAGTTACATATCCGTCAGGTAGTGGAAGTTTAGCGTCATCTGTTTCTGAACCTATGGTAGCCGCATGCCAAAGCTGCCCCGAGTTATCTATTCCCCATAACTTGTCGTCCCAAAAAGTAAGAAACTTAGCGTCTTTAGTATCGTCGGTAAAACTACTAGCGTTAGATGAGTAAGTATATCCTGTGCCATGAGCTATAACCATGTATAAAGTTCCTCCCATTCTTACTTCTACTGCGTCTGTTGCTTGTGCAGGCAACGTATCTAAAGCGTCGCCAAATGCGTCTGAAGCAGAAGCGTACCCTTGATTAAACTTATACACTTTTTTATCAGACCATATACCGTATATCTCATTGTTAAACTGAGTAATAATATCTAACGACCCTGCAGCAGTTGCGTCGTCATTAGTAAGTTCGGTTGTTAAAGGAGGTAATACTAGGTGTCTTTTGTAGCGTAAGCTACAGGTACTCCACCACGCTCTGTTTACATCTACTGATGATTCCATTCTCTCTACACCTATACCACCCCTGAAATCAGACCAAGATATTACACTTGCTCTAGTTTGTGAGTCACGGGTGGTATCTCCAATAGTAACCTTTGCAGGAAATATGGAAGCTAAGACTTTCTGCACAGGTCTACTTATTGGGTAATAAACTCCATTAAGATAAACTTCATTTTTTTTTACAACTTTGTTAGCCATTACCTTACTGTCCTGACATTAGTTAAAAACGGAAGACTATATCTAGCCTGTTCTGTTTTGGTAAACCAAAACGCAGCTATATTTCTCATAGCGTCCATGTCCATGTCAGTACGGGTTGACCCTGCTTGTGCTGCTAAAGCTGTAGCATAAGCTGTTACAAATCTTTCAGGGACTTCTGTTGTGTCAGAGTCAGCAGACAATTCAGCAGGCTCGTCTCCGCCTACTATTTTTAATAAATTGTTTCCTGCCAAGGTTCTACCTCTATCATTTAATATTAAATCTTGAGTGCTTGCCCCCTGACTTCCTTGTTTGTCTATTCTCCATGTGTTCCTATCTAGTTTTTCCCATACCGCAGTATCATTCTTTACTGCTTTAATATCATCTAAGAAAACAGTACAAGCTCCTAAATCACTATCATATTCTAATCCTATTGACACTATAGCTGTGTCAGATTCAGGGTTGCTTAGTGCTACTCTGCAATACTTCCAAGTGTCCGCAGTTAAAGCGGGCACATTTAAAGATTCTAAATCATTACCGTCAGCCGTTACTGTTCCGTTATCTAAATGTATTTTTAAATTACCTGCACTAGTAGCTACTGTAGATTTAATCCAAAATTCTATAAAGTCATATTTACTTAAATCAACAGAACTTATGGAGTCTGTTATTTTGTCTCCTGCCGAAGCTCCTGCTGCTATAGTAAGCTTCAAACTACTTCCGTCTCTTTTGTAATCTTCTGTGCTTACAGCTTGTGTTATGTCGCTGTCTGTTGTTTCGTCAAAAGTAGTACCGCAAGCATGAAGTGTTTTTGATGTATATTTATGCCTGTAATAAATATCTTGAATCATAGCAAACTGTGAAGGTATTTCCCACCGTGCATTAATTTTATCTGTATGCACATCAAGGCTTTCTTCAGGGTCATATATTCGCCCTGTTGATTCCCAAATAGCTTGGTTAATAAACTCGTCTATTACCTGCGGGTCAAAGTTAGAGTCCCATAATTCATAAGTTACACTTCCTGCTACAGTTCCTGCTACTGCAGAAAACGTCATTGTCCCCGTAGAAGAGGCGTAATCTGTTATTCTTCTAGTTGTTCCGTCATAAGTTCCCGAAGTAAGACGAATGTAACTTCCATTGTATTCGTCATCTCCTCCAAACAACGTGGCGTCAACGGCAGTAGTAGTAGAGCCACTACCTGAAGTAGTACCTGTTACCATTTTGCCTAGGTTTCTGCCTATAGCTTTTCTTATATCTTCTCTAGTTTTACTTTGTGTTATTGCCATATTACCACTTCACTTTATTAGCCCAATGTGCTGCGGACATTTTACCCTTAGCTATATTTTTACCATGTCTAGCTTTAAAAGATTTTCTTCTTGCTTTGTCTTTAGCTGATTTAGGATTTTTTCCTGCACCACTAACACCTTGCTGACCAAATCTGATTAACTTTATTTTGTCTCCTTCTTTAGCCACTACTACATGAGATTTAGTTTTATGACTAGGAGTTCGTTTAGGTTTATTAAACCCTGAAACCCCTGCTCTTTTTAATCTAGGGTCTCTCGCCATGATTATTTCTTTTTTCTTCTCATGGTTTTTTTCATCATCTTCTTACCTTTTTTAGGTGGTCGTCCTCTTTTACTTCCGTATGTACCTTTACCCATTGGCGGCATTTGCTTTCTCCTTTGTTTTAGGCTTGTTAATATTTTCGCCTTGCATTTTAAGTATACCTTTAAGCCTTGAAATTTCAATAGCTAGTTCTTTTACTCTTCTTTGCAAAGCTTGATTAGTTACTTTTATTCTTGTTAACTCGCTTTGGTTTAATACCGCAGTTATATCTTCCTGCTTTATTAATACTCTATCGTCTATTACTTCCTGAGTGTTTTCAGGAGAGTCTAGTGCTGCGTCTAAACTGTCTACGATTTTGTTGTCTTCCATTATTTGTCCCCTCGTAATAAATTTTATTGTTTGTACTTTCTTTTCGTTTGTTTTTGTTTACTCTTATTTCTTCTAGTATTTTACCAAATTCTTTTCTTTGTTCTACAGTCATTTTAGGTTTCTTTTTGCCTTGCTCTCTTACGTTTTTAAGCCATGTTTCGTGAGCTTCTCCTATCATAGTTTCAATTCCGTTGTGAGAATAAGGGTCATTAGGAGTGTAAGGAATGTTGTGAATTACTGACCTACGTTCTGTAACCGAATCGTAAAAACTAAAAGAAAGCGAGCTTAAGGTATTACCTGCAGGCAACTCTCCTAGAAGAAGAACGCCTGCAGGTAACACTAACCGTCTATCGTATGTCTCAGTATGCTGAAACATTTAATTTACTGTAGGTTCATTAACATTACAGTATGGAACTCATTGTCCACGCCTGCTTTACCATGCAATCTTGCAAGAGCAGGAGTAGTGTCCGCACCGATAGCTAATAATTGACCTGCGTGGTTTGAGCTTGCACCAACCAAAGTACCAACAGCAGGAGTGCCGTCAATCTTTGCTGTAGCAAGACCACTAACCTGAACCCAACCATAGTAGTCTGCTGTGAAGTTTCTTGTAGTAACTCCAACAAATCTACCTGCAACTGCCGCAGGGGCAACTACAATGTCTTTGTAAGGATTCTTAATTAAACCTGCTGTGTCTGTTCCTGCAACTACTGCAGTAATAAACCCGTCTTCTTCATCAATGGTAAAAGTACCTGTTCCTGAAGAATCGATAGCAGGGTGTGATTTAATTTTGTACATTTCATGTGGGTCTGTAGTCGGTAAATTAAAGAATATATATCCTTCTGCATATAAATCTTTAGCCGCCGCAGTTCCTCCAAGAGTTACACCAAGAGTTGTACCTCCTGCTGAAGCACCTGTTGCGATAACCAAGTCTTCATCATGGTTTCCTGCAGGAGCTTCTGAAGCTACTACTAGCCCCTCTCCTATTGCAGTACCACCGTTGTGTGTGTACCGATATCTTCTTCCGTCTCGAAGAATCATCTCAGTACCTAAAGGAAGTTTCTGAGCAGAAGTTTCTTTTTTCTCCCACCCGTATTTTCCTACGATTGTATTTGGAAAAGCCATAGCTTTCCTCCTTATTTATTTACGGGTTTCTATATACCCCGCCTTTAACCGATTATTAAAAAGTCGTATAAGCTCGGTCAAAGATTACACTTATACTAAAACAAGCTATTCAGGAGTAGCTTTTTGTTTAGGCGTTTCCGCCTTAACTTCAGTTTTCTCCTGAGTAACTTTGTCTTTATCTTCATTAAAGCCTGCTTTTTTACAAGCACACTCTTTACCTTGCAATTCCATTTTGCAAACTCCGTCCCATGGCGTTATTAACCACGCTAACGGAACTTTAGCTTTCCTTGCTAGGTTTTGCGGGTCTCCTACCTGATTAAGGTGTTTTGTCCCACAGGGTTTCCAAACCTTTCCTTCTACCGTATAAGAAGGGAGGTGTTGATATAAAGTAACCTTATCTTGCCAACTTTCTAATAATTGCCAATCATAATCTTTGTTCATACCTAACTCCCTGTTAGATTGATTTAACTCTTCTAACAATTCTCTACGCTGTGCAGACGGCATGCCTGTACCCATAAAGCCTCCATTTATTATTTAATTTTTAATTACGCACTAGTTGAAGGAGCGGAAGCGTCAAAAGTCAAAGGTGCACCTCTTGAATCATCAAGCTCTGCAACTCCGTAATCCGCAGTTATAACTACCTCAGTTGCACGCATTGAAGCGTCTCTCTGTCTCTCTGTTCTACTGTCAACAGACTGTAGTACAGCTAGAGCTGATTTGTCAGCAATAACGCCAACTGCGTCATCATTTGAGTCAACTGATAAGTTTCCGTCTTCAAAAATTGGAACTCCATTAAGAGGTCTTAGACCACTAAAGAAGTTTCCTAGTAAATCTTCAGACCAACCATGTGGTACAGGGTAAGTTGAAGAAGCTGTTACTGCTGTGTTAGCAATATCAAAAACAGTATTTGGGTGTTGCAGAATATATATTTCTGTTCCAAACTTGTTGGCTTTTGCGTATGCTATTGCACCTGCCATGTTAGCTAAACTTGCTGTAGCTGCTGCTGCACCAAGTGTAGTGCCACCATTTAATGAACTATACAATGAGTGAACATCAGTATCTTTTTTTCTTGCCATTGCGTCTCCAAGTTGTTTACCAATAATAGTAAACACATTGTTTTGTTGTTCACGAACAAGTTTGTCGGTAAGAATAACTTTAGCTCCTACCTCACTTGCAGTAAGGCTGACTGTTGTCATTCCTATCTCTTCTTCGTCAACAATGTCCTGTCCGTCTGTTAAGTCAGACACGGTCATTTGTGAGACTTTTGGCACAGTTACTTGCTTTGAACCTTTAGGAAGTGTGAACTTCTCTATTAAAGCCATAGCGGGAGCATTGTGCTCCTCGGTATATCTAGCAGCCGCGATTATAGTTCTGCTCGCGTTCTCTAAACTACCTGTTGTAGCGGTTTGAGCCATTTATTTCCTCCACCGTTGAATAGGTGTCTCCACCTGATTATTGTAAACCTGCAGCTCTTCGACCTGCAGCTAATGCTTTGGGAGAATTATCTCCCTGAATATACCTTTCCTGCCAATACTCATCAGAATCTTCTGACGTAGGACTCGCAGCGTTGTCATCAAACTTTTGAGCAGGAGCTAATTGCTCTTTGAGCTTTTTGTTCTCCTGTTCTAATTTGTTAAACTTTGACTGACTAACCGCAGCCTCTCGCATTTGAGCAGGGTCTGTGTACTTCAGCAACTGTTGTGGGTCTACATTGTATTCTTTAGACAAAGACAACGCTTCTGTCATCATTTGTGCCATAAGATTTTCCCTGTTAATAGCTGCGGTTTGCATTTGTTGCATTTGCATAGCATTGCTTTCCCATTGCTGAGTTAGTAATGCAGCCACTTCAGGTTCGTACCCTTGTTGCTCGTACTGTGTCTGTACTGCTTGCTTTTGTTGAGCAAAATTTTGTTGAGCCTTTTCAGCTTGATATCCTTGAACCTGTTGTTCTAATTCCTTTACTCTTGTATCGAAATCAGGTTGTATTGCAGGGGTAGGAGTAGCTTGAGGCTGAACATTTTGCTCAGCAGGAACAGCGTCTTGTGGTTGCTGTTCTGTTTCTGTACTTGGCACAGGTTGTGCACTTGTTTCTTCTGTTTCTTGTTGCGGGACTGCAGGCGGGGCTTGCACATTTTCCGCTCCTTGTTCAGAAGAATCCTGAGTTTCATTTGTTTCTGTTGGCATAACAAAAGGCAGGGCAGGGTTAAACGAATCCTGTCCTTCAGGCGTTGTGTCCGTTATAGCAGGCTCAGCTTGTGGCTGAGATTCTTCTGCTTGCGGTGTAGTGTTTTCACTTACCATATTTATTCTCCTTTAGTGTGTTTAAACACGCTCTGTTTATATTAAAATACATTTATTTTCCTTGTATGTCAATTACTAAAATCTTAATCTAATCCTTTTTGAAAAGCCATGGGATAATATTTCTCTCTTATTTCCTGAGAGCTTTCGTGTACTGCTGCATTTAAATTGTTTCTAAAATTATAAGGAATAGTTATGTTTGTGTTTCGCTTTACTTGTGCCCAAGTTAAAGGTTGCTTGTCAAACCATTTGCTATAAATGTTGTCTAAGTTAGGGTTATTGTATAGTAATGAAGTTTTATAAGAATTTTTTTCAGTCTCCATTACCCTAACACTGTTAATCCAATTAAAATGCGAAACAGGAGCAGTCCTTCCCCCTTGGCTAGTCAAAGTAGAATTGTATTCTTTTCCTTGTTTAGCATGCTCTTCTTGTATTGCTCTAATAACATCTTCTGAATAATAAGCAGCTTGGTTTGTTTTAGTTAAATTAAGATACATTAAATAGTCTTCAAATATTTTTCTTCTTTGAGGCGTTAGTTTAACTGTAGTTAAATCTTTTTCTGATTTTACATTTCTACCAAATGCTTTTTCTTGCCCTGTTTCTAAAGCGGTTGTAATAGAAGTCCGCGAAGTCCAATCCCATAAAATGCTTAACTTGTCCCTGTCTCTTTCGTATTCTGACCTGACTTTGTTTATTCTGCTATTTCTTTTTGTAATAACGCTTTCTTTTTCTTCAGGTGTTAACGAACTTAAAAAGCTGTCTCGTTTTGCAAAAAATTCTTCAAATGCTAAGTCTTCATTTATACTCATCATTTCTTCGTCAACTCGTATAGACATGTATTGTTGATACAAATATTCTGCAGGGTCGGTTAACCCTCTTGCTTTCATAGCTTCGTTAACTCTGTTCCAATATTCATTTTGTTCTTCTTGTGTTAATGTTTGGAAAACTTTTGAGTCTATTCCTAACTCTGTTAACTTGTTTTGTTGTGTAACTTCAAATGCTTTATACAAGTCTGCGTATTGGTCTCTATATTCTGCAGGAGTTAACTTTCCGCTTTCAAGTTGTTCTGCTAACTCGTGTCCTTGTCTTTGCACATTTTCTATATGAATCCGTATAGAATCGTCGTATTCTTTTTGTTGTGCCATATCAATTCCTAAGTCTTTTGAAACAGCAGGAAATATTTCTCTTTCAGCTCCGCTAGCACTTGCAGTTGAATAAAATGTTTCGCTAAATTTATTTAAAACAGGAAGCCGTACATTTCTTCTTCTTAATTCTATTAACACTTTTTCTCTTATTTCAGGAGAAAGATTGCTAAGAACAGCTTGTTGCTTGTCAGGGTCTTTCATTGCAAGTATAGTTTTGTAAGGTTCTATTACTTCGGGTTCTATTACATATTCTAAAAAGTAATTTTCTATTAACCAATCAGGAAATCCTGTGACAAGTTCTTCTCCAAGTGTTCCTGTAAATGTTCTTACAGAGTGTTTTAATCTTTCAGGAGAAACAGGAATGTTTAATGTGTTTGCTATTGCCCTGTAAGTAAGATTAGTGCCTGAGTTGTATTGCTCTTCTGTCGGAACATTTTTGTCAACTAACGGGGTATCAAAGTGAAAGTTTTTATTAAGAATTTGTTCAACAGGATTGACTAACAACGGAGGAAAAAACCTTGCTATAGTTCCTTCCCAAGAAAAGTTTCTTCCTGAAAAATTTACAGGGCTCATTTCAGGAATAATATCATTAAATAAAAATTCAGAAAATGGTTGTCCCTCTATTTCGTCGTCTGTTCTCCAAAGCTCTTCCATTATTTTTGTGTGGCTTCCAAATATCCAAGCCCACTCTCTAGTTCTAGGCACTACTTGAAATGTCTTAGGTTTTAATCTATCTGTCCCGTCTGCTTTTTTTTCTATCGGCTGTTTTGGTTCTGTAGAAGGTAGCATAAAGAAAATAGAGGTGTGTCTTTGCGAAGGGTCTATATCCCAATATTCAGGGTGTGACATGTTATAAGCGTCCAAAGCTATTTTAGCCGAAAGCAATCCTCCTATTTTTGCAAAAGCTGCTTTCTTGCCTTGCCTTTGTGTAAACAAAGTTCTTATAGGAAGCTTGCTTGCTTCAAACGCCGCATTTAAAAAAGGTATATACATGTTTGCTTTTTTAATCCATTGACCTCCCCTGCTAAAATCTATAGTAGCCTGAACAGAACGAGTAGCTGCTTTAGCAGCTCCTTCGCCTCTTACAATTTCTCTAATTGCTTTGTTCTGATTTCTTTTAGCGGCAGCTAAAGTTATTTTTTCTTCAACTGTCATTTTAGGTTTAGCACTTTTTGGCAACGGAGTTTTTGCTATTTCAAAAGCTTTTTTAAGTTCAGGGTTTAGTTTAATTTGTTTTTTAAGTTCAGATTCAAACACCGCTCTTCTTGCTATTTGTTCTGTGTATTCCGAAACAGAAGTGTATTTGCTGAGAGCGTTAGAAAATAATTTTACTCCTTTCATGGTTTTTAGTGCGTCAAGTTTTGTTTTAGGGTCAACTTGGTATTTGTCATACAAGTCTCCAAACAATTTGTATTTTACAGATTCAGTTAACAAGGGGTTTCCGTTTTCATCTAGCAAATCTCCTTTTTTATTAAACTCAATAAACGTAGCTCCGTTTTTCTTTGCGTCTTTCATGGCTTGTTTAGAAAGTTTAAATTCGCCTAAAGCTCCTCCTACTTTTATGTTAAGCCCGTTTTCTTGTGCGGTTTTTAAAAACACATCTTGTCCTAAATCTTCTGTGTATCTTTTTTGAGAAGCTCCGCTTAAATCATAAATATCTTTTAATATTTCGTTTTCTAAATCTGCCTTACCTAACTTGTTCATTGCGTCTCTAAAGACTATTCTTAGAAGCCTAGGAACAGTTCCTTTAGAAGAAGTTATAGTTGCAGACAAAGAGTCAATTATTAAATTTTTTGAAGCAAATTCAACGCTTCCTGTGTGAGCAAGTTTAAACATGGTGTTAGACCCGCTTATTAATGAAGGCACATAGTCTTCTCTAAATATAGCTAGTTCGTTTTTAAACCCTATTAATTCACTATAAAGTTCTTTAGAAACTTTAAAGTATTGAGGTTTCCCGTTGTGATAAAAAGCAATAGCTTCTTTTTTGGGAAACAGTTTGTTATACATTCCTATATCTATTTCTTCTACTGCTATAAAATCTCTAGGAACAGAAAGTTTTTTAGCCAACGCAGAATCTGTGTAAACTTTTTTATATTCAGAACTGTTTAATAAAGTCAAAACAGTTTTAAGAAGTTTGTTTTGTTTTATTCTGTATTCATTAGTTGCTAATTGCATTTGCATAGTTTCAAGAAAAGGCATGGTAGTGTCTCTGTCCCCGAACTCGTTAAATTCTCTTACAATTTTATAGTCAGTTCTGTTTGCCCAATTCCCGCTTACGTTATCAGCCATTTGATTTATAAATTTTGTCGGAACATAATCAGGATAATTTCTGTTTAATCCTTCATATTGTTCTTTGGTTAAAAACCCTTCTTCATAAAGTCTTTTTCTTTCATGCCTGTAAACATTGTTAATTACTTTAACTTGTTGTTTTAATTTTTTGTATGCTGTTGTTCCGTATTTTTTTACAAGCTCTTCTCTTATTAATTCTACGTTGTCTACAACGTCTCCGTAAGTTACCTTGTTAGTTTTTTTCCCTAATATTTCATCTATAGGAATAGGAAGCTTTTTCATTTGACCTTGTGGCAACATAGTTTTCGGGTTAATTCTTGTCCATTGCCTAGCCAAGTTAAGAGTAAGTTCCATACGCATTAATAAATCTAAATCAGTCACGTCTAAATCAGGAGCTATTTGTGAAAGCTCTTTTAACACGCTTTTCATTCTAGTATTAATTTGTGCAGAAACTCCTCCAAAAGAAACTATCATATCTTCTATTTCTTCGTAAGATTTTTGCCCCCATTGTCCTCCAACTCTTCTTAATAAATAAGTGTTGTCCCACATTCTTTGCATAAAATGAACAAATGCTCTGCTAATATGTGTGCCTGAAGGTTGTCCGTCTTTTGTAGGAGGAGGGTTGTGTACAAAGTTTTTAGCCCATTTTAATATAGGACTAGTATCGTCAGATATTACGTTTTTGTTTTTTGCAGATTCACTAAAAGCTTGCCCTATTCTAATATAAGGGTCATTTACAGGGTCTGTTCCTGCAAACGCAGGCTGTGGTTCAAACCATTTGTAATCGACTTCGTAGTCGTCTAAGAGTTGCTTTGTTCGTTTTGCAGAGGTTCTGTTGAGATATTGTTTACCTCTGTTGGTGTTGAGAAAACGATTGCCGACGCTGTCGTATTCTTCTCTGACAACCGACCTGACAACGCCGCTAGAGAATTTAACTCTTCCGCCCAATCTTGTAAGGATTGGAAGTCCCGCTCCGTCGGGGTCTGTTGCAAGTTGCTTTCCGAATTGTTTAAAGTCATTTAATGCCCTTGTTATTGATGTGTTTTCAGGTAGAAATTCATCTACAAAAGCTATTGTAACACTTTTCTTATCTGATGACAATTTTAACCCACTAATGATTCTGTCACTAGCTTCTCCTGTAATTTTATTTATTGACACGGGAGATTGGTTTGCAAGGGTTTTTTGCAAGTTTGTTATTTCTTGAGCTGTTAATGCTTTGTCAAAATCTATTTTCATAATAGGAGAGTTTACAAATTCTTTTCCTCCTAGTAAATCAGGAAACATACGAGCCGTGCTTTTTACTAAAGCAGAATTAGCGTCTAGTCCTTCTAGTATAATTAAAGTTGAGTCTTGGTTGTAAGCTTTTGCTCTGTCAGCAGCAAGAAAAAGTATTTGGTCTAAGTCGTTTAAATTAGAAGGAACTACCATTTCTATAGAATGTTCTGCGTACCCTCCGTATAATCCCATATTTGGTTTTGGTTGAATTGCTTCATCAAGTCCTAATTCTGTACTTTTTTCTTTTAAATCATTTATAGCAGGTTGTAATATTTTATTTATATTTTTTTCTGCTTGTATTTTTTCAGAAGCAGTTCCTGTTATTAGTTTGTTGTTTTCTTTGCTTATTGTTTCTTTTGCTGCTTTGTTAAAAAACGGTGTAAAGCCTTGAGTTTCGTCAACAGAAGGAGTTATTCCTATGTCTGCGTCAAGTTTTTTTAATTTTAATACATTTCTCCAAGCACTTTCTCCTACAGTTTTGCCTGCTGTTTTTGCTAGCCCGCCTGTTTTTAATAACCCTGTAGTAGCAATATCTTTTACTTTAGGTACGGCGGCAGGTATTCCACCTGCGGCTATTATGCTTGTAGGATAAATTAACCACGGATTGTCTGTTTGTGTTTTTACGGCTGCTTCTGTTCCTAAATAAGAAGGAGTACCTCCTGCCCAATATTTAAACTGACTTCCTTGAAATTCCAAAGCAGGTGCTTTTAATCCTTTTGCTTTGTTCATTGCAGAACCAAAAGCAGATTTAACTGCTTGCGGTATAACGCTATCTATAACCTTTGTTGTTTGATTCGTTACAGCTTGGTAAGCATTTGTTTTGGCAATAGCTGACGCTGCAGGTTGTATTCCTATTTTTGGTGTACTTATTCCAAAAGCTGATACAGTTCCTCCGCCGTATGTTTTTGCTAATACTTTAGCAGCAGTAAAGTCTAATATCGCATAGAAAGCCAAATCCCAATACCCCATTTCAAAACTTTCCCACGGAGTTATTGTAGGGTGTAGTAATCCTTTTATTACACCCGAGTTATATTTAAATGTTTCTGAAATCCTGTTTACATCTTCCATGTCGCTTATGTTTTCTTGGTCATACAAAGCTTTTCCTAGTTGGGACATTTTATCTAAAGGCTCTCCTGCCTTAATGTTTTCGTCATACAAAATACTATTAGCGTACAATCTTAAATCTTCTACACTTGTGTTTTGCAAGTTGTATAAATCGTTTTGTCCTTTAGGAATAAAACCTCCCTTGGTTAATTGAACCTTGGGTAATTTTTTTGCGTCTTCAACTGTTTTTATAAAAGCTTGTATTTTTGTATAAGAACTGTTGGCAACTTCTTGTGCTTTGTTTGCTACCATGTCTACTTCTGCTTCTGTTACAGTATCTGAAGTAAACTTATTAGGGTCGTAATCAAAAGGGGATTTAACCTTGTCTAAAACTATTTTCCTGAAGTTTAAATCAGCAGGCATAGCAGTTCCTTGAAGAAGTGCGTCTGCTCGTTGTTTTTCTAACGCTACCTCATCTGAATCGGGAACAACTCTGTCAGGTGCTCCAAATCTCATAAGTCCTCTGCTAGGGTCTTGTGCTGCAATTATTGATAGTCTTTGGTCAGCAGTAGGAGCAGGTACTTGTTCCGTGTAAGCTTGTGTTGGTGGTTGGTTATATAAATCTTCGTTTACCGCAAGTGGCTTAACAGGTCTTGGGTATTGTATATTTCTATCTCTAATTACTTGGGGAACAGTCAAAGAAGGAGGGACAGGTATATCTGTAGAAGGAAAGATAGGATTTTGCTGTCTTGCTCTTCTTAAGAAATCCTGTATGTAATTAGGTTCAACCATTAGTAATACATAAACCTTGTTCTAGGTGCAATGTATGAAGAATAGTCTCCTCTTTGAGTAGGAGTCATTCCTTGATACCTTGAAGTAAATAAATCTGTTCCTGTGTAAGGATTTGCAGTTTCTAAATAATCTTGAAATTTCAAGGTAGGAACTTCTCCTTCTCTTAATTGAGAACCAAGTGCTCCCAAATAAGCGTTGTATATATTTTGAAATTGATTTTCAAAAAAACTTCTTTGTTTAGGAGACCTCCCTGCAAATGTTTGTCCTGCAGGGCTTGAGTAATAAGCGGCTGTAGGCATTTCTTCCAAAATGTTTGCAAATGGATTTGTTATATCAAATGTGTTAGTAGACATAAATGGTTCTGCCATAATTACTCCTTATACATTTCCACTTCCCATTCCACCTAAGTTCAAAGCAGGAGCTCCTCCGCCCCCAACTCCAAATTGCGAACCTAGCGATTGGTCTGCTGTTGTTCCAAAAAGTCCTCCCAAGTTTCTAGACCTAATATAGTTTAAGAAACTTGCAGGTTGTCCTTGGTCAGTTGTTAATGGGTAGTTAGCTCTAAATCTGTCGTACATATTTTGAATAGTATTGCTTATTGCTCCTCTTGCTAACGGAGAGCCGACCATTTGTTGAAATGGTAAATTAGCAGCCGCTAGTTCATATTGCCCTGCTTGGCTTCCTGTAAACAAATCTCTTAATGCTAAAGACCTTGCGTCTTGCATATATGGCGATTCTTGGAATTGGTCTCCTGTCATTCCTGCTATGTCTCCTGCTCTTCTTATTAATTGTGCGTATGAGTAAGGATTTACTTGCCTGTCTTCTCCCAAGAAAGTTAAAAACGGGTTTTCGCCTACAACAGGCTGATTAGCCATTCCGCCTCCTAGTACAAACTGAGTATATAGCGGGTTGTACTGTGACAAAGCTGCTCTTTGCAACGCTCCTGTTGAATACGGAGAAGTTGCTACATATTGTCTAAATACATCATAAGGAGCTAGTTCTTGTAACGCTCTACTTGTAGGGTCAAGGTTTATTCCGCCTGTTCCCATTGGGTCATTCTGTATTGGCTGAAAAGGAGGGTTTCCGCTTCCTTCAGGTTGGTCTATCATAGATACTTCAGTGTTATTACCTCCGACTCCCGTGCCTGTGGTTGTTGCATTTACATTACTGCCTCCTAAAGCATTTCCTCCGCCAAAAGCAGCCATATTTCCTGTAGCTAAAGCATTGTCTATGTTTTGTGTTTCTGTTTGTCTTTGTGCTTGGTCTCTATAAAATCGTTCCCATTGCCACGCAGGTAATCCTCCCATTGCCGAAGCTTGATTGTTTATTTTGTCAAACGCTAGTTTGTCGTCTGCAGCGATTGAAATTTTTGAAGCGTTCAATGCGGCAGCATTGCTTTGTCCTTGTTGATTTAATATGGAGTTCATTTGTGCTTCAGTTATAGCTGAGTCAGCTCCGAGTGAAGCTTGGTTTGCCACAATGTAATCATATTGAGCTTTTTTAGCTCCTTCGTCTCGAGCAACTGTAAACAGTCGGTCTTCAAATTTTCTGCCTGAAGTTTCTCCGTCTGCAAGTTTTGCGGCTTCTGCAAAGATTTCTTCCATAGTTTTTGCCGTGTATTCTATGCTTTTTGTTTCCTTTGTGCCGTCTGCTTTTGTTATTGTATAAGTCATCTGTGCCATAATAATTCTCCTTATCTGTTATTTCTAGCGTTTGGTCTTGGTGTGTTCGGAGCTACCATTCCTTGAGGTGGTGTTGGTGTTGGTGGCGGTGCTCCTGTCATTGCGTTAGGCATAACTCTTGGGTCTATGCCTCTAGTTCCGTTTGGTTGCGGCGGTTGTTGTGGTTGTTGTGGTTGTTGTGGTTGCATTGCCTGCATTGCCTGTTGCCTTTGTATTAATTTTGATTGTAACACAAACATTAATTCTCCTAAATAAATTTGAGCCAAGTCGTCTCTGCCTCTTCTTTCAGCAGCTTGTACCATTCCAAGTAAAGTTGCTTCAGGCAAAACTCTTTCTCCTTGTTGTTCTTTAATAGAAGCGTCTATTTCGTCAGTGTCTTGTAGTCCTAAAATTCTATCTCTAATATATATGTCAGGCAACAACGGAGTTTGACCGTCTCTTGCTATCTGAGCCATGCTCATCTTCGACATATCGTCTTGTGGAAGTTGTCCTACTAAACTAAGTTCCATGTCCCCTGCTATTGCTACTATGTCAGGAGATATCTCTTCTTTAAAATATTGTCTGTTCATATCTTGTCCTGATAACTCCATAGCCCCAAACGCACCTGTTACATATTGGTCGCATATCAACATAAGAGCCTGTTTAAACGCTTCTTCTAACGCACTAAGCCTAGGTTGAATTACTCCTGTTATTCCTTGCCTTAATGTATTAATTGCAAATCCTGATAATTGAAATGGCAAGTCTCCATAAATACTATGAGGAAATCCTCCTCTTTGCATTTCTCCTGAAATCATTGACATATACGCACCTGTTTCTCTAGCTGCTTCTAGCATACCTAAAGGTTGTACGTCTTCGCCCTGTGCTAAAGATATTTCAGTACCTTCTTTGTAAGGGTCTTCGTCTAAGGTTTTAGTACCGTCTCTTGATATAATTTTCATTCCTTGTTTTCTAGCACGAGCTGTAAGTTCTAGCATAACGCTCATCATGTAATTGTGATTTTCGTAAGATTCACGGTTGTGTTTAAACACGCTTTCGCCCATGTTAGCAATAGTGTCGGTTATGGTTACTCCTTGTTCGTTTAACGCTTGTACCATAGGAGTAGAACCTACAGGAGATATAAATACAGGAACTCTTGGAGAGCCGTGAGGCGTAGCTTTTTTAATAATTCTTCCATTTTCAAGAACAACCATGTTTACTTCGCGGTCATAATAATCGTACATGTTTATCCAATCTTCATTTGGGTGCATGCTTCCGTCTAATCTAACGTTATAAGATTGCTCTATATCTGTTTTTGATTTTCTAATTCTGTAACATGCCCATTCTAGTCCGTTATCTGATGTCCCCCAATAAGTATGAAGTGCGTCCCATGGCGTAATATCTACAATAGTTTTTCCGTTACTATCTTTTCTTAACAAACTTCTTCCTGCAAACCAACCTCTTAAAGCTATTTGCCAAGAAAGAACATCTTTAACTGAAGGGCGTAATGCCATTTTTTGTCTTTCGTTTGCAGACTTCATTATACCAAGCATAAATTTTTCTTTCATATTGTTTGCCTGACGTTGTTCTTGGTCAGCAGAAGTGTTTGGTACTCTAATTACCATTTCACTTCCTACCAAATAATCTATAACTTTGTCAGCAAATGTGCTTGGTTCGTTAGATGTGTAAGATTGAAACCCGTCTCCTGCGTCATAAGGGTCAAGAGTGTAAAGTTGAAAGTCTTCTTCCATTCGCCTTCTTAAAGGTTCTGTTGACTCATGGTGCGATTCCACCATGTCTATTATTCTGTTAGCTGTAAGTCTCTTTTTACGAGCCATTGCTTACCACCTTTTAACTCTAATAGTGTTTCTATTTTCAATATGACCATAACCAAATTGATTTATCAAGCCATAAATTAACGCTTTTATTCCATGATTATACTTGTCTTCGGGTTGATTGCCAACTATGTTTCCGTCTCTATCTGTTTTCCATTTGTAAACTTTGGTTTGTCCGTCAAAAGGATTTGGTGCACTGCCGAACTCAGAAAGCAACCCTTTACATTTAGGGTCAACAATTAACCGTGGCTCTTTAGTAACAGGGTCTATTTTTAACGCTGACTTTAATCTTTCAGTTCCGTCATTAATTCTAATTTTTTCTCCTGACATGTAAAGCCCTGCTTGGTCTAACCACATTTCAGCTACGGCAGGCATAGCTTGATGTTGATACCCTGCTATGTCTGTTACTCCATATTGCACGTCTTTCCACCATGGTCTGTGTTTAGCAATTTCTATTATTTCTTCTGTAATAAGTCCTTGTTCATATATTTCGTCAATCACAAGAACGTGGTCGTCAAATATTTGTACTATCATACAAGCGTAAGCTGAAGCATAACCATGGTCTATCCATATATGAACAGGGTGTCCTTCAACATATTCAAGGTCTCTAAGATGTATGTCTGTTCTAAATTCAGGAAACACTTGTCCTATAGGTGGAGAAGGTATGCCTTCTATTCTTTCCATAAAGAAATCATCTGAAGAAGCGTTTTTAAGCTTTAATATTTCAGGGTCATCTTTGCCGCCTTTGTACAAATGGGTGTTAGAATAAGAAGGGAGAGAATAAGATTGTTCGTCACTAGACCCGTGTTGCCATGCAAGATAAGTCTGTGGATACCAACCAAGTGACCCTTCAAAAGTTCCTGATAAAAATAACCACCCTTTTTTAGGAGCTGTTCTTCCTCTAAGTCTAAAAAATGTATCTAAATCTAACTGACTTGCCTCGCACCCTATAATTCCGTTTGGAGCTGTCATAGCCAAAGTACGAGGGTCTTTAGCAGATTTAGTTTCTATAATAGTTCCGTCTGCAAGTTCTATTCTTGCAGGGTCTACTCTTTTTGAAGCTTTCTTTAAAACTCCAAGAGTTGCAAAGTCCTGTACCAAGTATTCGTATTCAGCTCTTGTTCTGTTGTAATCAGCAGCTACTAACCAATATAGTCCTGCTCCTTCAGTGTCAAATATTCTTGACAGTAAGTATTTACTTGCTATCATGCTTTTGCCTGCCTGCTCTCCACCTGCTACAAGGATATATCGTTTGTCAGAATATAAAATAGGTTTTTGTAACTCTGTAGGTTGAAACCCTACTTTGTTCCAAATAAATTCTCTTATTTTTGTTACGCTGTTATTCTGTGTCTGTAGCAATGCCCTTGTCCTTTAACAAATTTTCTACTTCGCTTTCTAAAGAATGAGATTGAGATTTTTGTTTTTTTTCTTTGCTTGCTTCTTTAAGTTGCTGTCTAAACTCTTGCATAACTTCTTTAGCAGGGTCTCCTGCACCTGTATCAAATCTTCTGTATTTATCAGGGGCGTTAGCGTTTAGTAATGCTAAAAGCAAAGTAGGGTTAGCTTTGTAATCTTTATTTTTAGCCATTTCAAAAACCAAGCTGTGAGCAACTCCTTCTAATTGTTCTACGAATTGTGTTCTTGCTGTTTCAAATTCTTCTTTAAAAACAATGTTTGTTTCTCTCCAATGTCTTACTGTGTTTCTGTGAATGTCTGATTCATTGCAAGCTCCGTTTATAGTTCCCTTCTTGGCGTAAGCTATTAGAAACTCTTTTTGTCTTTCTAGTGTTGTTTTCTTTTCTTTTTGGCTTGACATAGAAATTAAATATGTTTAGTATTAATATATCGTGTTGAGCTTCC